ATCCGTATCCGTGGTCCCAACCATCGGGCTAAGTCAATAAAATTGTCATCAGATACATCTCTCCACTTCAATTGTGGAAAGGTAGCATCTTTAACAATCACCTTACCAGCAAACTCAGAAAGTTTGTTGGAGGATATTGACTTCTCCTTAGAGTAGGGACATCCCAGTTGCTCCAGGCAATCGATATAGGCCTTAAACAAACTCTCGTTTAAGATAACCACATCATCACCCAGGACAAAGAAGTCATTGTCCCACTTCTGTCCAGGAGGAGAAACCCTTCTCCTTAAGGACTCAAGAAGTAGACCATGACTTAGGGTAAAACAAAAGAAAGAAGGATTAAAGCCCAAAGGCTGTCCTCGATTCCATTGAATATCCCCAATCTCACTGTACCAAATACTGTGACAAACGTCACAGAATAATGACACATAGGGATTGTCTTTTCCATAAATAGTTTCCAAAACTATTTGTTGCAACTGCCAAGGAAAGTAATCAGTTGCGCTGGATAAATCCAAAGAATGGACAAATTCACCGCGTGATAACTTAACTTGGATAGGAAGGAACGCACGGCTCTGATCATGAGTACAATCCCAAGGGAGTCGTTGTACAATACACTTCAAAGACATCTTAAGTGGCTCACTAGCCACCTGAAATATCCTGAAGGGAGAAGCAATGCTTCTCAACTTGTAACCCGGCTCTTGAAGGAAGTGTACTTCACCCGCTGCCATCGGACCCATGTGAAGTGAACCAGGATATTGAGTAATCCTTGCGGAGAACTCATTAATATCAAGGCCGTCAAAAACAAACCGATAAATCGGTTCGTAAAGACGCTGCACATGGCTCAAGGCAGAATCGTTACTAAGGATCTTAAGATCCAAAAGTAACTTTTCGTCTTGTCTGACAGCACCATTAGTGGTAGGAGCCCTCTTTGCAGGGGACCCCTTCCAATAAAGGAGTGGTGTCGGTACATCATGAACAGTATCTCGACCGACCACAGAAAGTGTGACCCTTACCAAAGAATCACACAATACATCCGGTATTTGTACCGGAGGAGCGGTTACAGCATTGAGGAACTTAATCCTCTGAGACCTCGTCAACTTACGCGAAGTC